TTCTGATTCTTGAAGATAAGGTCTAAAACCACCCAGATCTTGTGTTAAAGCACGGGCTTGTAATTGTAAAGGAGTAAGTCCTGCTGTTTGTTCTATTGGCACGTCCATTCTTGCGCCAATCATGCCTGGGCTTTCTCCTGGGACACCAAAGTAAGAAGCAAGCATTCTTCGGCTGTAGTCCTCTACATAAGGAGAAATCATTCTGTAACTTGTTTCTGGTGTTACAACAGTTTGGGCTGGTGGACCCATTTTGGTTGTGCTTTGTAAAAAATCAAATATGCTCATTAGATCATGCTCCCTAAACCTTCGGCTAATTTTTGCTGGTCATACAATTGTTTTGCTCCCATCATTCTTTGTTCGTACATATCACTTGGGTCAGCGCCCATCATTAAACCCAAACCTCTAACTGCTGCTGCATTGGTAACAAACTCACCATCGGAAAGCATGGCTGGGATTTCATCGCCTTTTTCACCGCCTGGGCCTGTTATTAGTTTGTCTCTTTCTGGAAACTCACTAACGTCAACTCCAGCTTCGCCTGTGCCTTCAGCCGCATAAAGCTGTCCAGGTATTCTTCTTGATTGTAAATTAAATAAAGCTTCTTGTGGTGGTGCAACTAATGGACTAAATGGTACACCTCTAGCTTGAGCGTATAGTTTTTCTACTTCACTTGGGTAATACATGTAAGCTGGTGGTCTGTCCATGTAAGGATCTACAGTAATAGATTGTCCAGGTGTTGTAGCACCATACATAGAATAAGGGTTAAACTCTGTACTTTGACCCATTCCTGGCATACCGCCCATTCCTGGCATACCGCCCATGCTTGGCATACCGCCATAACCACCGCCTTGGCCACCGCCAAACATACCAAATAGTTTGGCTAGTTGTTCTTGTTGTTCTTTAATTCTTTTGTCTTGTTGTTTTTGTGCTAAGTAACCTAAACCCAATCTACCTAAGTCTGACTGAAATCCGCCTATGCCACCTAGCAATGCCCCTGGACCACCGCCAGTTAGACCGCCACGTATTATGTCAGCTAAAATATTTCTTTGACCTTCAGCACCACCGCCCATCAAACTAGATAGAAAATTACCACCTTGGCCGCCACCGCCTAATCCAAGATTGCCAAAAAGACCAACCTTATCAGCACCAGGTAAAACAAATTCACCAAGGCTTCCGAGACCACCCATTATGTTGCTACCAATGTTTCCTAAAGTCGTACCAGCACCACCGAGTAAATTACCTAAACTGCCAAGTCCACCTTTTAATGCACCACCAACGCTACCTAAACCACTTCCTATGGCAGAGCCTGCTGCGCCCAATCCACTTCCTATAGCTGACCCAACTCCAGGTATTAATAAACTGCCTAAAAGTGCAGCAGTTTTTGGATTGTCTTTAATGCTACCAACAAGACCTTTACCACTTGGGTCAAGTCCTAAAATATCGTCTGTTACTTTTTTGAAACCTTTCTTTAGTTTTTTAACAAGACCACCCAAAACCATTTTTTGTGGTTCTTCCATTAAATTAGCTATACCACCCATTTCTTCTGCTTCTAAATTTTGAATGGCTTGTAACATATCCATTCTATCTTTTTGTCTAAGAAACTCTTCAACCTCGTCCAGATCTTCTTGACTCATATCCAAAGCATCTGGTGGTAGCATTGGCATACCGCCCATCATACCGCCCATAAAATAACCTGGGACATCGTAGCCAAATTTATCTTCTACTAAAGCTGGTTCTTCTTTTGCTAGTTTTTGTAAACCTTCGTTTGCTTGTGCTAAACTTTTTAAACTCATTTCTCTCTAGAAATTCCTTTTGTTTTTTCAAATGTTCTGAGGCCACCTAGGCCAAGCATCCCCATTAAAATGGTGGACAGTTGTGCGAAATCAAATTCGGGTAAATTTATTTCATTATAACCGAATAAACTTAAAACAGTATATAAAAGTGGGTTTAAAATAAAGTGCCAAAGAAGAGCAAAGCCACACACCCAGCCAATAAAAGGGCGCCACCCAGCAACAAATATACTCTTATGAGCAGCCTCCGCCTTGTTGACTTCCAGTTGCGCCATATTAGCTTTGTGAATTTCGGACTTGAGTTCATATTCTAATTTGGTTTTAAGGTCTTTATCAGCTACAAATTTACCAAGTATTTTCTCAATTGGCGATATTAAATCGTTTAAATCTATCATGAATACCTTGTTCTTTTTCTACGATCTGACATAACAGATCCACAACCTTTGTGTAATCTAGAAATAATACCACCATTTGCTTTTTTAGTGAATGTTTTCACCATGGTTGGTTTACCGCCTACACCTTGTGGTTTGGCTCTTTTTCTAGCAACAGCGCTTTTTCTTTCTGATTCACTCATACGTTTAGCAGTTGATCTGGGAACACACTTGGGATATTTTCTTTTTGAACCTTTTGCAGACTTACGCCCACAAGGTTGAAACTTGCCTTTCTTTTTTGGCGCACCAATATCAACCCAATCACCTTTGGGTCCCTTACCAAACCATTCTGTTAAAGACATTATTTATATTTACCGCCTCTTTTTTTGTAAGTTCTAACTAGCCAAGCGTTTGCGTATGCACTTGGGTACACTTTAAATTTACGTTTTGCCTCAGACTTAACCCTAGAATATAAGGTAGGGTTGGCTGGTTTAGGACTTTTTTTGCTACTCGATGTTTTTCTTTTAGCTACCATAAAAATATTTTAAACCAATTTAAGGAGTAGAAACAGTAACAGAACCCAATCCGCTTGTGCTAGATAATCCTGTTACATAAGTTCTATGCGTTGTTAGATCTATAAATTCTGTGCCATCAAAAACCTGTAAAACTTCAGTAGTGGTGTTGAATATAATTGTGCCTGCTGAAAAGTTGCTTTGATCTCTTACTTCAGTTGTCATAGATAGAGTAGCAACTGGATCGAAAGCGTTTAAGTTTATCTCAAGAATCCTAACTAATTTGTTAAATGTAGCAGCACTAACATATTGACCATTTTCTAAAGGTAATCTTGAGTTTAATAGTTTTGCCATTATCTCCTGCCATCTGGTCTTATATCTAATCTAGTTGCACCAAGTCGCCACTTAAAGCCCATTCTATTACCAGCAGGTGCATCATCGTCTGACTCTACTCTAAAAACTATTTGTCTTGCCCTACCTCTAATAAAAGATTGCTGTGTTGAGCTACTGATAACGCTAGTTGAACTGGTTGATAAACTATCCCCTGGAAAGTTTCTTGTTTTAATAACAAAGTTTATTTGTCCACCATTAGCATCTGAACCAAAAAAACTTACATCAGGAATTATTCTGCGTAAAAAACTAAATTGTTCGCCATCTTGCAGATCAAGATCTCCAGATTCTAAGAAAACATTATCCATAGGACTACCATCATCGTCATCACCAACCTCATGGTTATATAAATAGTTTGTGCTACTTACTATGCCAGTTGCTCTTGGTTTTTCAAAAACGCCATCGTCTATCCAAGCATGTCTTTCTAATTGTCCAATAGACCAAGTCCTTTCTAAATAATTGTAGGTAACATATCTATCAATTTCTTCACTAGAACCAGAACAATAAAACCAACCGACTTCGTTAAATTCTCTATTGGTAAAAGCAAATGTTTTAAATGACTGAGACTGGTTAAAATCATCTATAACATAGTTTAAAACCGAACAAGATAATCTTTGTACTGATCCGTTGTAAACATAAAAACCATCACGCGTCATCCAGTAGACACCATCTGGGGCATTTATGGCGCCATTAGGACCAATTAATCCTACGTTTTGGTTTATTAAGTTAACGCCAAAAGTAAAAGGTGCGCCAATAAATTGCATAGAATACAAAGCAGTATCAGTCCAAATTAGTATTTCTTGTCTTGACTGAAGGCCACCAATAATGGTTGAACCAGATGACAGTCTTAAAGATCCTGCTGTATTGGTTAATTGTGGTTCCCATTCAGCTATGTTTTCCTGATCTGAAAAAGCTATTAACATCGGATCTATAGAACCTGTTCTAGCTGTGCCTGCATCGTTTATAGGGTCTGCGCCTAAAACAACAACGTGCCTATCTACTTCAGAAATTAAAACTTGCAATCCTTTGGTTGGTGCTAAATTAGCTCCGGATAAAGATGTAATATTAACTGCTCTGGTAGATATGCCACTACTTTCGTCCCAGTAATAAATACCGCCTGCTCTTACGTTAGCAACTAGATCTTCGCCAAAATTGTCTTGTGACCATAATCGTAATTGGTTTGTATCTGAAAGTCCTGTTACTGAACCCCAAGCTCCACTACCCCAAGGAGATACACCCCAACCAGTACCAGACACATAATTATCCAATCCCACATTAATTTGATAGGCGCCTACTGTTGAACCACCGCCATTACCAGTATCAGACCCATCAGCTAAAACTGGATCACCATTCGTATCTTTAGCTTCTATCGTGTAGCTATTTGAATTTACGATCGTATCAATTTGATATTCTTGATTTAAAACAGTGTCTGTTATATTGCCACCCAAAGAAACTGCGCCACTATAAGTTACAAAATCACCTTTAACAGCGCCATGTCCTGTATCAGAAACTGTAAGGGTAGCATCACCATTGACTGCAGCAAAAGTAACATCGCCAGCCGAAGTGGTTTCTCTTATTGGTGTAATATCGTTGTAATTATCACCTTCTAACACATAAAGTTTAGATGTCGTGCCAAGCCCTAAATAAGAAGTCCCTTCTAATGAAGTCCATGGAAACAAAGATCTGCATTTACCAATAAAGGAATTAGCATTAGCTTTTTCCCAACCACCTATTTTTTCTGGCAGCCCTTTTCTGAATCTTACCAAGTTACCATCAAACCAACCATTTTCATCAAGCAAAGATGTTGTCTCTTTATTGATGCCTGGATTAAAAATGTATTTGACTAAACTCATAACAATTCCTTTAATTTTTTTTCATACCACTCGGCTTTCTCTAGATCCTGTTTGCCATTTCTAAAACGAAATCTCCACCTATATTTAAAACTATTGCCCCTTAAATATCCTATCAATTCTTCTTTAGAGAGCATAGATTTTAAAGCATCAAAAGCTTCTATTTCACCTTGATTGTAATGCTTTGGTTTAGAAACTGGATCGTATTTTATTTTATTTGCCATTGTTCTTTTAACTTTATATCTTCTTCAGATTCTGTTATGTTATTTTTTATTTCTAATATTAAGTTAACAGATTTATTTAAACTTTCCTGACTATTAACAGTCTTTATATATTCTACTTTTTTTTGATAAGTTTTTCCTAGATTATAATTAGGTTCAAAAATAACTTTATCTCTAGATAAAAAAACAAAAGCAAATATATCAACCTCTTCGCCATCGTAAGTTCTATATTCTTTGGTGCTTGTTTTTTTCTTTTTTATGTCCCAACGCACCCAGTCTGAACCATGATGGTTAAAAGTGCTATCGGTTGTTTTAACTTGTATTTTAAAATTTTGATTGTTTTTATGACATAAGAAATCAAACCTTGAAGAAGAAGGTGCGGTAAAAACATCATCAAAAATTCTAGCTAAATGCGATGCAGCTAAATATTCTCCAGCTAGTCCTATTCTAAGATTCTTCGGCATAAGCGTCTTCTTTCATCATTCTTGCAAGACGCTCTGATCTTTCGCCAACTTGTTTTGACCATTTACTATCTAGCATTTCATCTGATGCTTTGTTGTAGTCTTCTTCATACAATGCTTGCATCATTTTTTTAAACTTAAAAAGTCTGTTGCCTAAATTAAAATACATGTCAAGCAAGACAACTTGACGACATTCAGAAAGATTGTTCCAAAAAGATAAATTGTTTTCTAGTATGGTTTGACAGCGATTTATATCATTTTCTAAAAGATATTCAGCTTCGTCTAAAGAAATGCCACCATTCAATTGAGGATCTACCATACGGCCTATTCCAATTGTCCAATAGCCTTCGGTATCTTGGTATACGGAAGATTTAAAACCTTCGTGAAGTTTTAGGAGATCTTTTAATTTTTGTTTCCAAATCATTAAAAAAGATTACGCACAATTAAAGTAATTATGCTAGAAATCAAAACGATTAAGAGACCAATTATGGTTTTAGTACCATTATCTAATTTAGTATTGATCTCTTTAACGTCCCGATCTATTTCAT